ACACGGGTTTCTTTGTTTATGTTTTCCCAAAACATGGTCGTCCAGTACAGACATATATAGCATACGTCAACAGAGAAGACCAGCCCAGAGACGTATCAATCATTACCTTTTCTGCCAAAGAAAAAATATCTGTAGCAAGATTGGCGACAAAACAAGTGATGGGATCATTGAGAATTTTCGATCAAGTGTTTTCTGTTAGTTGTCCTAATGGTCTACATCCTACTCCAACGGTAGGTATTATTTCCAGACTGACATTATCTGATCCCGACATACAACAAAAAATCATAGAAAATACGGCAAATACATTGCCTGGGTCTAGTGGCGGTGGCTTATTTAAGGAATATGAAGGCCATTATTACCTGATAGGGATACACGAGAGGGTGTTTTATCTGAACACCAACCAGATTGTTCCATACCTGTCGTTTTCTATTTCCTTAGAGGCTGTGATTGATAGTCTTTTTGGGAACCAAAATTAGATATGGAAAAAAGTATTTTTGATCAAATATATAACCAAATGATTAGTTGCGCGAATCCTAGCGAATATTGGCTTGGTGAACACGTATCTTTCCCGGAATTAGAACATTTGCAGAACATTAACCAAAAAAATGGCTCAACCGTTTTAAAACACACAATGACTGTTCTGGATTTGTTAAAAATAAAAAATCCTATTACATTGTTTTCGGCTTTATTGCACGACATAGGAAAAGGAAGGGTGTCTCCATCGACAAACAATTCGTCATCTAGATTTCCTATGCACGAGAAAATTTCTGCTGAAATATCTAGAAGTGTCTTATTAAAATGGGGGGCAACAACGGACACAATCAATAGCATAGTTAGAATTGTAGCCAACCATATGTTCGACATAAAAAATATAAAAAAAGAACGAACAATCCGTATGTTTGTGTCTAAAATAGGTAGACACAATATAGAGAATTGGTTCATTTTGAGAATCGCCGATTCTATGTCTTATGATAGATATAAACAATATGCTAACCAATTTATTGGTCCGTTTTATAATCAAGTATACAGATATTTGGATAAGCAACCGTCAAATAATAAAATACATTTTGATTGTTCAGAAATTTCTAATTCTTTTCAAATAAAAGGTGGTACTAGTTAATGTGTCCAGAAAAATATTCACCAGAAGGATTCGCTTTAAAAATATTCAAAGATAGATACGCTATTCACAGCGAGGAAACATTTTTTGAAGCTTGCCAAAGGGTTTCTAGATGTATCGCAGATGCCGAACTTGGTAAAAAAAGAGATGAATACTACAGAAGATTTTTAGATATCATGGCCACAAACAGATTTTCTCCTGGCGGAAGAATCTGGAGGGGGGCAGGACGACCACGGGGGCAGTTATTGAACTGTTTTGTTATACCAGCAGAAGATAGTAGAGAAGGATGGGGAGATGTCCTTAAGAATATAACAATTATTTCTGGGACTGGTGGTGGGGTTGGTGTCAACTTTTCAAAGATACGCCCAAGAGGGACTCTTATTAGAGGCACTGGTGGAGAAGCCACTGGTGCTGTTAGTTTGATGAGAGCCGTCAACGCTGTTTGCGACGAACTTAGAGAAGGCGGAGGTCGAAGAAGCGCTTTGATGCTTTGTTTGAAATATGACCATCCAGATTTACCAGAATTTTTAGAAGCCAAATTAGAGAACAAAGAACTAAACAATGCGAATATTTCCGTTTGTATTGATTCTCAATTTTTGAAATTGTTAGATGAAAACAAAGACGTAATATTTAAATGGCATGGGGAAGAAAAAGGTAGTATGCCTGCAAAAGAAATCTGGAATAAAATAGTAAAGAACTCACTGATTAATGGAGACCCAGGCCTTCTAAATATAGGTTTGATGAACGAACAAAATACTATCTCTTATGTCGATGGTGGCGAGATTACTTCGACTAACCCCTGTGGCGAGGTGCCACTTGAAAATTATGGTTGTTGCTGTTTGGGTGCTATTAACTTACATACACATGTTATAGACGGAGCAATAGACTGGGATTTACTCGAAGAGACTGTTTCCACAGGAGTTAGATTTCTAGACAATGTTTTGGATCAGAATAGTTATCCATTACCACAAATAGAAGAAATATGTCAAAAACATAGACGAATAGGTCTTGGCGTTATGGGTCTACACGATATGCTATTAGAACTTGGTCTAAAATATTCTAGTCAAAATGCTAGAGACCTAGTTGATACAATTATGGCTTTCATTAAAAAACAAGCTTATCATGCTAGTATAACGCTTGCTGTGGAAAAAGGGCCTTTCCATGCATTTGAAGCAGAACAACACGTTAAAACAGGATTCGTCAAAAGGTCTTTACCCAGAAGACACCATCGGTTAATTAAAGAACACGGACTAAGAAATTGTGCTATATTAACCATAGCGCCTACTGGAACAACATCTATAGTAGCTGGATGTTCTTCTGGTATAGAACCATTATTTCAGCCTATCTACGAAAGACGGTTTAATGTTCATAAAGATATGCACAATAAAAAGAAGAACAAAACAGTAGAGATAGTTATGCATCCTTTGTTAAAACAATTTTTGTCTTCTGGTAGGTCTATAAGATATTTTCAGGGTGCTCACGACATTTCTCCGTCAGACCATTTAGCTATGCAAACAATTTGTCAAAAACACATAGATAATGCAATTTCTAAAACTATAAATCTACCAAACGAATATGAACCAGAACAATTATCTAAAGATATGCGTAGATACATAGAGGACTTAAAGGGTATCACTGTTTATAGAGACGGTAGCAAAGGAGAATCACCCCTTATTCCTCTGCCATTAGATAAAGCAAGAGAATATCTGAACAAAACAGAAGAAGAAGCATCTGTAAACGACTGTCCTGGTGGACTTTGCGAGACAGAGAAAGGTGGAGACTAGATGAGCAAACAGAACCCAATTATGGATCAGAACATGGAAAAGACTATCTCCCTAATGAGAGAACATAAGAAGGGTAGGATAAAAGGAAAACTCAGGGAAGTAGTCGCCAACGAGCTAGGTGTTAGCGTTTGGAAGGCTAGAAAAATCATTACTCAGGCAGAGATTATCTTGAGCAATATTCCAAAGGTCGGCATAGACCCGGGAGAACCATTGTTCAGATCGGAGGTAGCCAGACGATTAAAGAAATCGACCACGGTAGCTAAGATTGCAGAAGCTATGCGATCTAATGAAGGCGATGTCACAGCAGTCATAGAAGACATGGAAAGTCGTGGATATATAATTATTCGCCAGGGCAACACGGTAAAGCTCGGTAATTCTGTTGAATTCTCCAATTCTGGAATTGTTATTGAAAATCATTTTTATGACCAGCCTATTACTTTTGGAGTTGTTGCAGATATGCACATGTGTAGTAAATCCGAAAGATTAGACGTATTAAACGCTGCTTATGATGAATTTGAGGCGCAGGGTATAACTACGGTACTTTGTCCCGGGAATTACGTTGATGGTGAATGTAGATTTAATACTCATGAATTGTATGCGCACGGCATAGCTGATCAGTGTCAGTATGCTATCGATCACTGGCCAAGACGACCAGGAATCAAAACTTTTTATGTAGATGGAGACGATCACGAAGGGTGGTTCCAACAAAGAGAAGGTATCGAGTTCGGTAGATATCTTATGCTAGAAGCTCAAGCGCAAGGACGAGACGATCTAGTCTATATGGGATACATGGAAGCAGACTTCGAACTGCACGCGCCACAAGGAAAAGCTATCATAAAAGTTATTCATGCTGGTGGCGGAAGTTCATACGCATATTCATATGCTAGTCAAAAATTGGTAGAATCTTTTCAAGGTGGAGAAAAGCCGTCTGTTTGTATCATCGGCCACTATCATAAACAAGAATATTGTTTTCCTCGCAACGTACACTGTGTACAGGCTGGATGCACACAAGACCAAACTAAGTTCATGAGAAAGAGAAAACTTGCTGCGCATGTTGGCTTCTCAACCATAACAATACAGCAAGACATTAAGGGTAGTATTACCAGGTTCAGCCCTACATTCTTCCCTTTCTGGGACAGAGGCTATTACATCAATAGAGATGGAGTAGGGGAAAGGCTTCAAAAGGGGAATAGGAAATAAAATGAAAACAAGATCATGTAATTTCTGTCGTATCAAAATAGATAACAACGACGGCATATCTATACAAAACTATGATCTTTGTCGTCTATGTACTCAACTTGTTCGTCGTGCTATTTGTCCTAAATGCGAAGGTACCGGCAAGGTTAGGCGAGTAGACCACGAAGCAACATATGCTCAGGCTACTTGTGGAGAAAACAGAACTCAATATAGAACTGTACCATGCAAGGCGTGTGAATAATGGCGAAACTAGAGCAAACATATGCTTGGAGCGAATCTCGCGTTAAAACACTAAGAGAATGTCGCTGGAAATATTATCTAACCTACTATCTTTCCTGGGAGGGATGGCTTCCAAGTGCCCCACAAGAAAAGAGAAGAGCATATATGCTCAAGAATATGACGAATATTCCTATGTGGGTAGGATCGATAGTTCACGATACGATAGAATATGTGATTACTAAGGGACGAGATTCTGGAGAATGGTTAAAGCTGGAAGAAGCACAAGCGTATGCAATACAGTTGCTAAGAAAAGGTTGGAAACAGTCTGTAGATAAAAGATGGCAAGCTAGTGCTAAAGCAAATGTAAATTTGTATGAACATTTTTATCAGGAAGATGTTTCTGACGACCAAACAAAAGCAGCTAAATTCAAAGTTTTGTCTTCCTTAAAATCGTTTTATAGTATGTCTTTATTCTCAGTATTGACATCTTTAAAGAAAGATGATTGGTTGACTCTGGAGGACTTTCAAAAGTTTAGGTTGTCAAGCGACGAGGAAGTTTCTGTTAAAATTGACTGTGGCTTCAAACATAATGGAAAGGTATATCTGATCGACTGGAAAACTGGGAAAGTCAACGATAGTGTGTTGGATCAGTTAACTACATATGCTATGTATGCTATGAAGATGGGATGGTCTAGAAATCCAGAAGACATAGTGATAGTGCCTGTCTATCTGTTCGCATACAATGAAATTAAAGAAAAGGCTATCCCAGAACTAAAAGTAACAATCGAACACATGAAAAGACAAGCCGGTATAATACAAAGGGAATATCCTTTATTGACAGAAGCCCATAACAACAAAAACAATCCCTCGGCTTTCCCTAGGACAGAGAATGAATGTTCGTGCAAGAGATGTTTTTTCAAAGACATGTGCCCTGGAGCAAAAACTGAGATATCAGCAGACGAAACTCCTTTTTAGATTGGGAGAAGCTTGTTAGAAATAAAACTTTTTGTCGACGGAGGAATTCGCAATAAACAAATGGCGCTAGGTTTCATTGCCTACGACATGGATGATAATTATTTGTTTTCAGATTGTAGATTGTGTGGGAAAAATGGAACATCGAATATCAGCGAATACAGAGCGCTAATAGCTGGACTTGCAATGTCTATGCATAATGACGTAGATATCATACATATATTTTCTGATTCTCAACTGATGGTTAAACAAATAACAGGTGCTTTCAAGGTAAAAAAGGAAGAATTGATTGCACATAATAGTTTGGTGATGAGTTTTTTAGATCATTTTTTAAGTTACACTATCAAGTGGATTCCAAGAGCAGAAAATCAAAAGGCAGACGATTTGGTAAACGAAGTCTTTGGCATGAAATCTCAAAAGACACAAAAAAGAGGTAAGAAGAAATGAAGAGAAAAATTAGCCTAACAATTTTTGTAGTAATGTTCTGTCCGTTGTTTGGTTGTCAATCCGATCAGACTCAAAAGCATTTCGCTATTGAACAAAAGAAAACGGACACGACTATTGTAAATAAGTCTTTGCTGGATGATACTATTGTTCCAGAACCTACTCTCACAAAAAAGAATCCAGTTGAGATAATGTCAAACGAGTTGACCAAAGAAACTCCAGTCTTGTCTAAAAAAATGAACGTTGAACAAATTTCTGAAAAATCAGAAAAACCAAAGACTATCGAAGCAGTATTCGTATTATTATTTTTAATCGTAACGTTTCTGTTTATTGTTTGGATTTTTTTAGGAATAACGAAATAGAACGACGTATAATAGGATGGAGGAATAACGTGCCAACCTATGATTATGAGTGCAGTAACTGCGAGTTTATTTTTGAAACCTTTCATGGTATCAATGACGAAGCTTTGACAAAGTGTCCAGAATGTGGACAGAATAAACTCATTAGGTTGATAAGTGGTGGGGCTGCGGTAATAGTAAAGGGAACAAAGAATCCATGTAACGGCGGAAGAAAAAAGGAGGTAGATTGTCCAAGGGATAAGCTTGGCCAAGGTAAATTTAAGGTACCCAAACCTTTTTGGAGAGATGGTCCTGTCAATAAAAATATTTTGAAAAATCCTAAAAAATATATCGCAGAAGGAAAGGTAGATTAATGAAAAAAACAAAAATAAGTGAAAATTCTTCTAGCCCAAAAGAAAAACAACTGAAGGGCCTGAAAGATAATGGACAACTTACAATTTCATGCAAAAATTGTCATACAGATTTACTAGTATTACAATTGACACGCATAGAAAATGCAAAAATAAACGATGTTAACACTTCGGTTGCTGTGAAATGCTGTCAATGTGGTGTTTTTTCTGATCCAAAAAATGTCAATGGTCAATTTTACCCAGGTGCCCCAAAAGACAACGTGGCTTTTGATGTAATGGAATTTGATGAAGACGCTCCTGATGTCGATGTCTTGTTCAAAACGTGGGTGAAATAATATGATAGTTGTAGATAAAAATGGGACACCATACAGACTTTCTACTGGGGAGACTGTTGACTTTGATGTCTTGGCTAAGGCATTGAAAAACAGATTTATGATAATGGTTTCCAACGAAGGTGAATTATTTAACCCAATGGATTACAGACACGACTTAAGAGACAAGGATAATAAAAGAGGAAGAAGTCTATGGAACTTAAAGAAGTGTAGTAGAGAATGTTATTATAAATATGTAGAATTTTTAAGAAGTAAGAACAAGACGCCATATTTAGTTGCGAGAAGGAGATTCCAAAATGACTTTTAATAAATTCAAAAGTAAAGTAATAAAGTTTCTTGAAGAATCAAATGTCAATCTTGGTAGAAAAAAATCTAAAACAAGAGAAGCATTTCTGGACTCTGTAGAAAAGATGTTCGATAAGTTCGAAGAGCAACCAGTAAAAAAACAAGAATCGCCTAAGAAGAAAAATCCGATGGAAGGTAGCGTCCTTAAAATTACACCCAAAGACCCACGAAAGGCCCTGGATGTAGGCAAAGGTGTACACGCCATGACTCCTACGGAATCAGCAAGAGCAGACGAACAGCTTGGAAGATCGCCATACGTGGTTAAGGAGGATTAAAATGGGTGTTATTGATGGTGGTACTGGTGGAGATAGATCAAATACAAATACGTCTGAAGATAGACTAATTTCTTTTGGGGTCAACAGTAGTACAACAACGCCTAGATTCTTGGCTTCTTTATCAGATGGACGAACCGTCATACAAGACGACAGGCAAGACGAAAGACATGCGTGGGCTAGACTGCAAGAGTGGCTAAAGCTAAATCCAGATATTAGTATAACCAATTTAAGACTGCAAAAATCTGGACTTCCAGACATATCACTACCTTCGAATCAGTCTGGTTATTTTTTTGGATATAAACAAGCTGGAGTATGGGGTGGCCCACAACACAATTATGTTGGAATAGGATATTATGATGGTAATGAAGTTCATATAACCTGGTATAGACAACCGAATTTCGATCATTCTTTTAATGAGACCAGAGATGCAAAAAAAGCTGGGCATTTATTGACAAGGAGAAGAAGTGGTCGCTAAATCACGTCCACAGGACGATAAACACCCATATGCTTCGCCGACTACTGCTGGTTTGTATATCACATTTAGAGACTTAGTCATAGAACTTGTCTGTTTAAATGTAAATCGATCAATAGGCGCTAGATTTTGGCAAGATGCAAAGTATTGGGGACCAAAATACAAAAGAGAAATTCGTGGTGTATCTAATTTGTCAAAAAAGATTGATCTTGAAGATAAGATTAATCAAACAGCATTGTTATGGGTAATCAAGAATAAAGGAATAAAATCATTAAGCGCAACCAAAACAATAGAACGAATTGTTTATTACACAAAAAAACAAAGACAAAAATTAACTGAAGAACGTGAACAATTGTCTGCCAAGAAACAGATAGAACCAATAGACAATAAGAAAAATTCTGTTTTTGTAGAATCGGGAAAAAAAACAACTTTTGCCAAAATAAGAGAAGCTGAAAATGGCTAGAAAAAAAATCAATGTTCCGAAAGAATCGTTAGATCAATTTTTGACGAGGATGCACGGAGAAGGGATTATTGCCCCGGCTTCGGATGCACTGCCTCCAAGATCGAGACAAGTATTGAATACACCACTTTCTTTGGATATAGCGCTAAGCGGTGGAATACCGGATGGCACTGTCTGTTTAATCACTGGTAAACCAAAATCTGGAAAGACTACGTTGTGTTTGGAAATACTTAAAAATGCACAATTACAAAATAGACCTACATTTTATATTAACATAGAAAGAAGATGTACTCCATCGCTATTGGCCACCATTAAAGGGTTAGACCCGTCAAAACTACAAGTTATTCCACATCACGTAGATAAACCTTTAACAGCAGAAGATTATCTAAACATCATAGAGCGTATATCAAAAACAGAAAAAAGAGCAGTTGTAGTGATAGATAGCATTGCTGCGTTATCGACGATGGCCGAACAAGATTCTGAGTTTGGTTCTAATAAAGATATGGCTGGATCAGCAAAATTATTGTCTTCATTCTTCAGAAGAACACAGCAAATAGTTGATTCAAACGACATTATTCTCATATTCATTTCACAAATTATGACAAACAGAGAGCCTATGGGTCCAAAGTACACTGAAAAGGGTGGAGGGGCTATACAGTATGCTTGTTCTGTCTGGCTTAAGGTAATGTGGACAAAACAATGGGAAAAAAATCCAGAAACCAATGCTCCTGATGGTCATGATATGCACATAACAGTTCAGTCGTCTGCTATGGGTCGTCCATTGTTGCCTTGTATCATACCTCTTAGATACGGCATAGGGATAGATAGGATCAGAGATGTCTTAAATATAGCAGAAAATCTAGGCTTGATCGACAGGGCTGGAGCTTGGTATACTGTTCCAATGTTTAAAGATAAAAATGAGATTCCTAAATTTCAGGGTATAGCTAGACTTTCCGCCTTTTTGCATCAAAATCCAGAGAAGTTAATTGTTTTAGAACAGGAAATAAGAAATACTTTGTTGCCCCAGGGAGAAGATAATGAATGACATTACCAATGATCTTAATTGGTTGCCACAGCCATTTGAGATAATAAAAGATGAAGAATCAAAAATATTGTTAATACATGCGTACGACTATGGAAATACCATTAGTCCAGACCCAAGCACTAAAAATGGTGCTATTCTGATTGATGGTGATTATAATATCCTAACACATGGTGCCAACAGATTTCCGAGAGGTATAGCAGAGACAGATGAAAGATTGGCTGACAAGCCTACTAAATATGGATTGGTTGTTCACGCAGAGAGCAATGCTGTATTGTATGGGGCGAAAAAGGGGATAAGAACAGAAGGGTCTATAATGTATTGTCCTTTTTATTGTTGTTCTGAATGTGCAAAAGATATAATCCAAGGAGGGATAGTCAGGGTTATTGGACACGCACAATTGATGGCTAAAGCAATTTCCCACAAGGTTTGGGTCGATTCAATTATCCAGGGCTGGTCAATGCTAACAGAGGCTGGTGTTCAGTGTTGTCTATACGATGGAAACCTAGGTGTGCAGACAAGATTTAACGGGCAAGATATTTTGGTGTAAAATGGAGGTAAAACTTCTTAATGGTGAAATGGCGAATATCAAATTTAGGAATAAACGACTCCGACCAAAATCGTCGTCTAAATCGTTGTTTCAATACGAAGTAGGACAAAGATTATCAGAACAATTTCCCCATGACATAATATTTGAAGAAGTTTATATTCCTGTTGAAAAATTTATTCTTGATTTTTTTATTCCTTCTATTAGTCTCGTGATAGAGTGTCACGGGAGACAACACAAAGAACATATTAAACATTTTCATAGAACAAAGAAGGACTTTAATAGACAGAAAGATACAGACCAAAGGAAAAGAGATTGGTGTAAACTTAATGGTTTTAAGTTGATAGAGATTTATGATGAGTGATCTTTCAAAAGAAACTGAACAATATAAATCAACGATGAAAAAATGGATTGAGGCCATAGGATTGCCTCAATATCAACCAGACAATCAGTTGGTTGAAGATATACTGTCTATGGACAGGGAATCTCTAAGACAAAAATCGTCGGTAGAACTATCAGAAGATGCGTACATATTATCTCAGTATGCATTTTTTTTACAGCAGAAAACGAATGAATGTACAACTTTTCTTAAATGGTCTAAACAAGTCATCAATCGTATAGTCGGAGACGATAGAGCGGAACTACATCAATGGATCAAACAAGCTGATTTGAGAATAGAAAGAATACAATATCTGACGAGAAGGATAGAAGTCCTCGTGCAAACCATAAACGGAATAGCTAGATCGAGGTATAATGAAGGAGTGAATAGATGAGCCCAATAGAAAAAATAAAGAATGGAATATTAGAGGCAAATTGGAGCACGGTGTGTGAAGGATATGAGCAATTAACTGGCGACAACATAGAGGCTCCTTGTTGCGAGCCTAAAAGAACAAATGCAGAAAAAATAGTAGAAGAAATCAAAAAAATTCTCGATAATTTCAAAACAGTAAAGAACACAACAGCGACAAAGATAGAGAAAAAATCTGTTGATGAAGAAGGGCATGATAATTCCATTAAATTAGACGAATCCCTCAAGACCCCAATAACAAAGGAAGAAGGCGGAGTTAGATTTATAACAAATGAGCCAGACCCAGAAGAGATGGAACGTAATAAAAAAAGAGCACAAAGAACCAATAAAGTAAAAATCAAAAGAGCGCCACTTAAAAAGTTCAAAGTCCAGTGTACTCAATGTCAATCTGATTTTGAGTCAGAAATCAATTCTGGAGAGTTTGGACAAACATGTAAGAAGTGTCTGAATAACACAAGGGATAGATTCCATAATGCCTAACAAAAACAACGCTATTTTACAAGACCCGGGGATAGAAAGATCGGTTTTATCTGGTATAGCTACTAATGGCGCAGAATGTTTTTTTGAAGTAGAAGATATTATCAATGTTTCTGATTTTTACTGGTCATATAACCAGGAATTATTTAAGATATTCAGCCATTTAGTGAACAACGAAGACACCAAAACTTTTGATATACCAAGCATACAGTCGGCAGCTACGGTTTTGGGATACAAAAATTTTGCAAGTGGAGGAAAATACGCTGAATATTTAAGTGCAGTTTTTGGTCAAAGCGGTGTTTCTAAAGATAATATAAGGTCTATGGTTGTTGTTATCTATAAACTATCTTTGGCAAGAAAAGGATTCTTAGCAGCAAGAAACATACAAAACAATCTGACAAAAATTACAGGGACAGAAAAGATAGATAGCATAATA